CCGCCACGGGGCCGCTGAATGTCACGGTGGCGCCGGTCGCCGTCGCGCCTATGCCGTTGGTGCCGCCAGAGCCGGCGGCTGTGACCAGCGCGCCGATCACGACGCCTGACATGTTGATCAGCCGGTAGTTGCCGCCGTCGCTCGAAATGTAGTCGAATTCGCCGCCGGGCGGTTGGACGTTGCGGTAGGCCGCCGCGTTCGGGTCGAACCATTGCAACGTGATCTGCGAGCCGAGCGTGCCGATGAACGTGCCGGGCGGAAGCTGGTAGATGCCCCCGGGCGGCAGCACGATCGCGCCGTCGCCGTTGGCCGGCGCCTGCAACGGGAATGGGAAAAGACCGCCGATGCGGGACATGCGCGCCTCAGATGTTCAAGAATTGCAGGCCGTCGATTTTGGCGTGCGCCTTGCATTTCACGTTGACGAGCTCGAGCAGCGACAGCACCGCCGAGATGTAGCCGAATTGGTTGTTCGGCAAAGTCGACTCGAACCCGGTGAACGCGAATGCGGCGCGCTCGTGCAGGAACAGCGACAGATAGTTGGTGTTGATGATGTAGAGCACGCCCTCGGGGCAGTACGGGTCCGCGTAGAACGGAATGCCGGCGATGTCGAGCGCCTGGAACGACGAATGACCGACGAAATTCGCGCTCGACAGGCTTTCGGCCGGGTTGATGTTGTAGCGCTCTTGCGGCGTGAAATCCTGTGCGAGCAAGGTCCACGTGCCGAACCCCATGATCCCGATCGACGGCATTTCGCCCGTGGTCTTGCTGACCTGGGCGATGTACTGAAGCATCAGGTTTCGCGTCGGGACGGTGGCGCCGCCGTTGTGAACGTAAACGGATTTCCAAAACTGATTGGTTTGACGGGGGATGCCGCCGTAGTTGGCGCTGAAGGTGCCGTCGTCGATCGCCGAGGGTAGACCAATGAGCTGCTGGGTGTTGGCGACGTTGTTGTAAAGCGTAGTGGCGAAGGTGTCGATCGTAACATTTGTCGCGTCATTCATCCTCGCGTCGATCAGCGGAACCACGGAATAGTCGAGCTGCACGAGCCCCTCGAAACCGAGGAACGGAATCGGCGTGCAGTAGGCCTTCAGGTTGAATTCGGCGTTCTGAATCCCGGGCTGCACGCCGGGCTGATTGAACGATCCCGAATAGTCGACCCATTGACCCGACACCATCGGGGCGCCCTGCAACGGCGCGGTGATCGGCGACAGGCCACCTGAGGCGACTTGCGCGTGCGACAGCAGGGCCGCGATGAGGGGGGCGGATTTCCAGAGCTGCACGTACACGCGCGGCATGAAGGCGCGGCGCACGACGGCACTTAGCTCGTTCGCGATGGCGCCCTGTGCCGGGACGATGCCACTACCGAATTGCGGCAACTACCGCTCCTGCTGCACTCCGCTATGCACGAATCCCGGAACGCTTTTTGAATTCCGAGATCACTGTGTAAGCAGCGTTTTGCGCAGCAGTGGTGGGGTTCTTGGCGAAGTCGGCAAACGGAATCGGCTTTCCGTCGCGGCCGTTCACGGTGGGGAATTCCCAGGTGGCGCCCATCCGTTGCTCATCTGGCGGGCCGTCCATCGGGTTCACGGGCGGTTTCTCGTGCGCGTACAGCACGGCCGCCTGGTTGTAGTCGAGCGTCGAGCCGTGACGGTCGATGATCTGCTTGATTTCGTCCGCCTGTTCCTTGGTGTACTTGCCGGCGGTGATCAGGTCCTCGCGCTGCTTGTCGAGCGCGCGCTGAAACTCGCGCGCCTGGGAGAGTTGCTCTTTCTGGGCGAGCTCGTTTCGCAACGCCTGCAATTGGTCCTGATGCTCGACATCCGTGAAGCTCGCGGCGCGGTCCGGGAATTTTGCCTTGACGAGCTTGGCGACGTACGGCCGCGTCTTTGGATCGTGCGAAAGCTCGAAAAACATCGCCGACAGGTCCGCCATTTCCTGGGGGCTCAACTGTCGTTTCGGTGCGGGCATTCGCTTTCACTTTCGAATTGGTGGAGGCCGGTACACGGGAGGTGTATGGTTCCGGCCTCCTATGCGCGCGGGGGCGCACAAACTCAGATCGGGCGGCCCTTGACGGCGGTCGGCCCGCCTCGCTCAAGGGTCATCTTGTTGTTCTGGAACTTCGACTTGTCGGCGCTCGTGAAGCCGCCGAGCTCGGAATAGGTAGGGGGGTTTCGGAACATGCCGTCCTCCATCTTGCGCTTCGAGAGGTCGGACGACGGGACCTTCGTCGGTTTCAAGAAATCCTGGGCCATCAGTGCGCCCTTTCCTTTTCGTAGTCTCCGTTCAGCAATCCGAACGGAACAGTCAGCTTGTGGGGCTCGCCGCGTAGGACAAATTCAAGATCGCGGACGAGTTGGCCGTTGTGATCGTACACGCGCTCCGGTGCGCTTACGACACTGCCCTCATCTGGGATCAAGTGAACCATCACATTCCCCCTTCGCCACCCGGAGGCGGCGGCATGCCACCGGAGGGCGGCAACGGGGCGGATGCTATACCAGGGGGTGGGGCGCCCGCAAGTGGCCCCCCCGGATTTTGCGTCGCCGCCATCTGGCGCAGCGCCGCGGGAGCAAGATCACCCCCTTTCGATTCGCCGAACAGCGGGTTGAGCGCCGACAACGCGCGCATGAGCCCCTGGAATTCCTTGCTGCCGGGCTCGTAGGCGAGCATCGACATCTGCATCGTGCGCATGCACGCCTTGATGTTCGCGAGCGCGGCGGCCTGATTGCCAGCGCCGCCGCCGGGGCTCACCATCGGCGACGCCCCTGGACCGCCCGGACCGCCGGCCGGCGATTTCGGAAGCATGCCGCCACCCGGCGGGGCCATTGGGCCGCCGCCAGCGCCGGGCATAGGTCGCGGGGGCAAAGGCATTGCGGGAACCTATGCCAAGAAAAAGCCCCGGTCAAACCGGGGCCAAGTCAGGAAGAGATGGAAAAGCTCACGTATCGGGATGTCGATGTATCTGGATGTCGGGTGCGGCTTACCGCCTGCGACCGCGACGGTGACGACGTCCGCGTCTCGCCATGTCTGCCTCCTATTTTGCCCTTCCGCGGGATTGCGGCGGTCTGAGTGCGGGGCGAGGCTACCGCTTCTTTCGGCCGCCCGCAAGCTGTTGCGCAAGCAACTCAGGGTGCTGCTGCATCATCTTCGCCTTCTGCCGCTGTTCCTGGCGTAGCGAATGAATGAGGTTGTCGCGGTTCGGTGGATTGAGCATGCGAATCAGCATCTCGTTATTGATCGCGCCGGCCTTCTTCAGCAGCGCCGCGGTTTCCTTCGCTTCGTCGCCGAACAGCGGCGAGTGCGAGTGCCCCTCAATCCGCATGTGGATGTCGGACGCGATCTGTACGGGCAGGAACGGTTCGGCCTTTCCCTTTTCGTCGGGCTCCGGAATGATCGGCTGATCGTCATTTTTCATCTTCAGCTTGAGCCCGAGGTCACCGATGCGCACGAGGCTCTTTTCCAGCTTCAGCGCGGTCCGCTTGATGCGTCCGCCGCCAGTCTTGCGCAGTTCCTGAGCATGTTGCCGAGAACGCACCCCCTGTTCGCCCCGTCCGGACAGCACCTCTGTAAGTCCTGAAGCTTCGCCGAAAAGGTTGTTGATCTGCTGGAAATCCGCGAATAAATCAGGAGGCATCTTGGGGTGCAGTTCCTCAACCTTGGCCTGCGGCATTTGGTCGAAGAGGTAGCTGTCGGCTCCACCGAAGGCCTCCATTTTTTCGTCCGTCAGCCCGAGGAAACCGGATCCCACTTTTGGCGGGTAGGCCTGGCGCTCGAGGATGTCGGCGATCTGGTCGAGCCGCTCGTTCATCCAGTCCTGTAGCGGCATGAGCCCGTCGATGTGCGCGATCCCCCAGAAATAGTTGTATTTCGAATACGGCGTGATCGCTGTGAACGGGTGATCCTTCGGCAGGAAGTAATTCGATCGGGTCTTGTAGAATTCCTCGGTCAGGTTTTTGCCCTTGAACGTGCCGGCGCGCAGCATCGCGTCGACGGTCTTGCGCGAATCGCTGATCAGGATGTCCGGATCGCACATGTGAAAGATGCGGTAGTCGCTGCATTCGTCGTCCCACGCCCACAGTTCGTCGAAGCGCACCATCGGCGTGTCGACCTTGGGCTGATAGGTCGCGAGCGGCGTGAAGTCCGGGTTGACCTGGCCGATCATGTTGCCCGACAGGTTTGATCCGCCGGTGGCGCTGATGATCATTCGATTAAGTAACTCGGGGAACGGCGAGACAACCGGTCTATTTTCAACGGAAATCCTTGGAAGGTCAGCCCCGCGTCCTGCACGAATGAGTCGCTGAGCAGCCTCGCTCCATTCGAGAAAATACGTGTGACAGAAAGCCGACTGCGAATTGAGGTCGGTAACGTCCTCACGAAAGACTCCAAAATTCTGCGGCGGGACGAGTTCGGCAAATTGCGCCTCCCGGGTGTCGTTCCACCCCTGTTTCATGATCATGGTGTCGTATACGAGAGCCCACGGAATGGCTTCCGCCACGAGGTCGCTTAGCCCGTCGTCCTGGAAGTCGTCGTTCCACTCGTCTTGGAGAGCTATGGCCTGCTTGACCACCGCGTCGTCGGCGTTTCGGTCCGCAGCAATATTGTAAAATGCGTGATCGGGTGCGTACAGGAAGGCGGCCACCAAGTCGATGTGGCTTTCCAGTCTGTTGTAACGAATCGGGTCACTAGAGTCGGTCCCAAATAGAAAATACCGCTCGCGACGCTGATAAAGCTGTGCTCGATCATCTCGACTAGCGGTGCACGTATCAATGATCCATTTGACACGTTTCTCGATCCCTTCGTCGTCGGTCGGGAAGATCATGCGGTCCGATCCTCGCCGCCGTCTAGCGGTACTACCTTGAACCCAGCAAGCCAGAGGTTGGCTAGAAAGAAATCGACGGACCAATCAGGGTATCCCATGCGGATCATCGCCTCACGCGCCCCATTGCCAGGATTCGGCGGCTCGCGGTGTTCGTCAAGCTGAATTACATCCGCGCTCACCCCGCCCTCCCCGTGTGCCGCCCCGCGATGTCGGTCATCACCTGTGGCCCCGGCACCGATCGGGACGCCGGCAGGCTGCGGTTGGTCGCGACCTTGCCGTGGAGGTCGACGCGAGCCTCCGATTCTTGGCAGGTGGCGCCCAAGCTCGACACCGGGGCCGAAAATCCGGGCGCAAAGTGCTTGACCGGCATGTCGGCGCGGCGTTGTTCGTACTTCGGCATAGCCCGATTGAGCCTCGAATGCGAACCGCTGTTGAGATTCGTCAGCCCGTAGTCGGCCGCGAGCGATTTCAGCGTCGCGTCGGCGTTCGGGGCCACTTTGGCGACGTGCCCGCCGCCCGGGACCCACGCGACCTTCACGCAACCGCAGAAGGTACACGCAGGATTCCCGCGCTCAAAGCTGTGAAAAATCCTCGCGCACGAGCGATTCAAACATTTCCAGTCTCTCGACAGCATCGGCTTTGCGCGCTCCCATGCCCGGCCAGTGCGGCGGCCCCGAACAGGCCAGGCAAACGTACCATGGGGCGCCCGCGATGACTACCGCCGCCCACTTCTCTCCCTGGCACGTCCGGCAGCGCGCCCATTCGCGGTGATCGGCGGCGCGCGTGATGCGGTCCTCGGGGGGCGGTCGCCTAACTGGCCTCTGCACGTGCTTGATCCGCCATTTTTCGCGACCGCCGGCAGCTCCCCGCGCTTCGTCTTTTCCGCGCTTCGTCCGGGAATCGCGGTTGAACACGAATCTCACCTCGCCGTTCTCGATCATCTCGCACGCGCGCGACAGCCGGTGCACGGTTGCGTGGCTGTTGAAAAATCCATACCGCAGGACGTTTTGAATCTCCCGCAGATCGCAGTTCGACAGGGCCGCGAGGTTATAAACCGTGCAGCCCTGCTTGCCACGGCGGTGCTCCGGGTCGTAGCGGTACTTGCGGAGCGTGCGGATGATTTCGGCGCGGGTCAATCGCGGTCGCCCTCTTTCCAAGCCGTCCATTCCGCCAAATCTTCGGCCGGAAGGATCGTGAAGCCGTCGCGGGCGAGGTGCGCGATCAGCGCTTCGGCGGTGAGTCCATCGGCTGGCTTTGCGGTTTCGAAAAAGCGGTCAAGGCTGGCGTTCAGGGTCATGGCGGAAATCCCAGGTCGGGTTGTGGTGGCTTGACGCCCGGCGTAGGCGGACACCTTAATGCTTCCATCACCGACCAGCCTCGCCGGATGCGCTCCGAAGCAAGACGAACAGTCACCAAGCTTCCTTCCGCTTCGACGGCCTGTCGGATCGTCGCCGGGGCGCCGAGATAATCAATCATGGGCTGCGCGCGAGTGTTGACCGCCTGTTGCTGGCGGGTCGCCCAGCGGACGTTACCCGGTTCGTAGTTGCCGTTGTTGTTGATTCGGTCCAACGTGTGCTTAGGCGACGGCTGAGAACCTACGTCTCCGAAGAAAACCATGAAGTCGTCCCACCGATCGCATACCTTTATGCCGCGACCGCTGTAGTTTTTGAAGTGATTGGCATGCCGGCAACGATCGCGCATGGCCTTCCACGCTCTGTATTCCGGCGTTCCTTTCATGCCGTGTTTGAACTTTGGGTTTTTGATCCCGTGGGGCCACGCCATGTTACCTCCTGTCTGACGGTAGGGTTATATTGCTCTTTTTCAAATAGTTTAAGATTAGGTGATCAACTGGAGCTTCGCCGCCAGCGGTTTCTATAGCATTTGCCCGCTCTCGTGTCATGTTTCTGGCCTTCAAAACCGGTTGAAGCCATCTTCTCCACGCTTCATGCGCTAACGCGGCGGCCATTACTCTATCATCTTTATGGGCTCCTTCCGCACTAACGTGGCCTTCGTCGCTCACCATGCGGCGCATCTCGTCGAGCATCGGCACCGATCGCACGATCATGCGCCGGAGCTCGAAGGAGTCCTTGAGTTTGGCCATCAACTCGCGTTTGCGCTGGTCGCTCATGATGAAGTGGTACGCGAAGTCGCCACCGGACAGCGTGTCGGCCTTCGAATAGTAGAAATGCCGCATGTTGCGGAACACGTTGCGAAGGTGCGCGTCCTCATCCGTCACTTTCATCTCGCGGCATTTTTGTTGCAAGCTCATGAGCTCCTGCCAAACAGCGGTACCAGCGCCGTTGATCTCGATTATCACCCGGCAGTCCACCGGACCAAAGAAGCCGGCAAGATGGGCCAAAACCCATGCACATTGGTACGTCGAGACTTGGGGAGTACAAAATTCCGCAACTTGGACAATGCATTCTGCGAAGGCCCGGAACACCGTGATCACGCTCCGGTCAGCCTTCTCCGAGCTTCCCCACGCAGGATCGCAGCCAATGACGTAGTAGCCAAACGCCGATGCGTGCTCCCAGATACGCAATTCCGCTCTCGTGTCCTTGAAGCCTTGCACCTGGGTATCTTCCCATCGGGTCGTAAGCTTGTAGCGGTATCCCTGGAAAGGTATACGCCGTGATTCGCGTATCGCCGCCGTCAGCGTTTCGGCCGTAAAGTATTTCGATCCCGTCGCCTGAAACGCGTCTTCGTCCGTCCATGGGAACTCCTGGTCCATCAACTGCTGGTCGTCGTCGAATTCCTCGCGGCGCTTCCACCGATACCACGCGATTTGCTGAAGGCTGATCGTGAAGCCGTACAGCTCCTTGACGGCGCGCACGCGCTTGCGCTCGAGCGGCGTCAGCGACGAGTCCGGCATGAACTGGTAGTAGAACGGATGGCTGGTTGCGAACGCATACCGCTCGTCCCGCCACCATCCGACGAAGATCGCCTTTACGACCGCCGACTCTTTCGCCGCTTCGTAGGTGTCCGAGAAGTGGTTGAAGCCGTTCGCGGTCGACTCGTAGATTTGGAGGCGGTGGGCGTACATGGAGGACGTAGACGATTTAAAAGCTCGGATATCGTCCTCGTTACCATAGAACGCCACTTCGGTCGCGTGAACGTAATTAGAGGCGCCGGACCTTCCCAAGCCTCCCTTTCTATTCTCCGAAGTACCCGCAATAAGGTAGCGAAATCTCGACCCGTTGGCGAAGGAAAGTATATTGCGATTGTGTCTGATCTTGCGCGGCTTGAACTTGAGGCTCTGCCCGTCGATGGTGACCTTCGCGGGGATTTCGTCATAGAACACCTCGATTGCGGCGCGCCAGTCGTCGCGGGCCTCTTCCTTGTGGAGGATGAAGGTTCCCAAAAGTCCCTTGTATTCGAAGGCCCAGAACATATCGAGTGCTATAAAATACGTGGTGGCGCCGATCTGCCGCGGTTTGAGGACCACGAACGTCGTGATCCCGCGCTCAAGTCCCTCTATCATTTCGTCCATGATATAGCGCTGGCCGCCGAGCAACCGGAACGGGACGAGACCCATATCTTTCGATTGCACCTTGAGGCGGGAACAGAACATCAGAAACCGCTCCTGCGGAAACGGTGCCGCCCCCGAAAAACTCGGCAACTTGAATTCGAGATTGTCCGTCATCACCGCCCGCCCGGATGATCCGCGGGCCAGCCCGAGCAATGTCCTAGCTCGTGAACGCGCACGTCCTCGCGGTCGATCCGAACCACGTCGCACCGCTTCAGGAACATCACCGAACACCCGAGGAACTGCTTGCCGGGCGGCGGCGCCGCGAACCGGTGTGCCACGCTGCGCTCAAGGCAGATGCGCGCGACATCGGGCGCCGGCAGGATCGTCTCGGTCACCACGCGCGTCGGCGCCGCCAGATAGATCGCTGGCGGCTGGATGACCGGGAGGTCAAGAGGCACGGGCGTTCGCCTTGGCCCATTGGTGGATCAACCGCGCGAGGTCCTCGGAACCCTGCGACTTGATCCCCTCGGACATCTCGACGAAATCCCCGTATGGCAGCGCGAGCAGCAAGCCCGCGATCTCCTGCAAGCGAGTCGGCCCGAGCACCTGCGCCACCGCGTGCTCGACCTGGCGCAGGTGCGCGTTCGTCGCGGCCTCATCCAGGTCGCGCGCGCTTTCCGCCACCTCGAGCAGTTCCAGCGCGCGCCCGGGCTTGCCGTCGCGCGTCCCGAAGATCGGCTGTCGGCGCTTGCCGTAGTCGTCAGGCGATGACATTTCAAATCCTCCCGTTCATAGTTTCGGCGGAAACTCTCCCGTCGTCTTGAAGTGCTCGCGCAACGGCCGCGGCAGGCGATCGACCCGCGCCATCAGTTCCGCGATCTTCGCCGCGTAGGCCTCGCACGTGATTTCGCCGCGGCCCGGAATTGCGATCACCTCGCGGCCGTCCCACACCGGCGCCAACCGCCGGGACCGCCGCCTCAGTCGAGCATTCCGTGCGGACCGCACAGCCATCGCCACAGCCTCCCATACCAGCGTTCGCTATAACTCAATTGCCACCATCCCATCCGTGTCGACGGGAACGGCAGGAACCTCCGCCAACTGCGCTGCCTATCGAAATACACCTCACCGGTCCATGGATTCCACCGATGGATAGGCCGATATGCGCGCCTAACAATCGGCTCGCTCACAGCAGCTCGTCCCCGCTCGCGTACCACGCCGCCCAGCCGGCGGATAATTCAAACATGGACACGAGCGCGGGGTTAGGCCAGTCAATGCCGTCGAATGACCGCGGATCTGGCATTTCGGACGCCAACCCCGCCCCAGCGTTCGCCGCGAGCACGTGCACGTCGAGCTCGCGGGCAACGGCGCGCTGTACGGCCATTTCAGTGTTTCGGCACATCGGCATGAAATCCTCCCAGGTTGGCGACGGTTCCGCTGCCTCGCAGGTCACCGACAACCCCCGGTCACCGTCCGCCCGGTGACGAGCCTACTTGCCGGATCAACGTTTCCGTCGGCAACATCTGGCCTCGGGTCACTCCCCGACTTTCGCACGGGATCCAACGCATCGCAGAAACTTTCGCCCAATTCGCCGCGGCGTCAAGCGGACAATTCCGGAATGGCTGCGCGAAACACATCCATCACCTGCACCATTGTCTCGCGTACGTGCTGCGTCTTGCCCGATTGAAGGTCGATCGATGCCCCAGCCCCCCGGCGGGGAGTCCGCATTCGGCGCGGCGCGAACCCGCTCGCATTGGTCCGAATTGATCGAAACCCATTTAGCTGTCGGCGTCGTCAGTGTCACCCAGGGCATGAAATGCCTCCCGAATTTCGAAACACGCGTCCAATATGCCGACTGAGCGCCAGCGGTATCTTGGCGATCATGGCGGAGGCGAACGCCCGCGACCTCGAACCCTTCGCGTGAAGGCGCCCCGGCGAAATGGTGCCTCGCGCTTTTTCCTCCGCATAGGTGCCAAACCAGTCGCCAGCTACCTTGCTCCCATCGCTGCGCATCATTGCCGTGGCTTCTTTGCGGCGATCATCGAGAGCCTTGTCCCACCATGCCGCGCCGCTGCCCTGCTGCTTGCGCCAGTCCGGATTCCTCCCCTTGCCGCTCGTGGTGTTATGGGCGATGGCGAACCACGAGCCGCCATGGTTTTTGATGGCGCGGTCTTGCAATTGGCGACCGGGGCCGCGTTCTTTCCAGCCTGCATCTCCAGCCTTGACGCCCTCGCGCAATTGCCGATCAGCGTGTGTGTTGAAGCCTTCGCCCTTGTAGCCGGGCTCGCCGTACTTGCTCCAATTCAGTCCCGGCACCTTAGCGGCCTTGAGCGTCATCGGCATCAGCGCCGGCACGTCGCCCCAAAGGTGAAAACTGCCGAACGCCCACCTACTGCGACCGACCCACGGCTGCGCACCCCTCACGTTCTCGACCACCATCGGGATGTGCCGGCCGGCGGCAAGGCTTGCCTCTGCCTGAATACGGAAACACGCATCGAATAGCTCGTTGAGTTCCGCGAGCATCTGCCCGGTTTCATCCGCCCTGATCTCCGCAGCCTTCGCCTTGGCGGCCTTCCATGGCATCGCCATCCAGGAATAGCGCTGGCACGGCGGCGAGGCGACGATCAGCGTGGCGCTCCGGAATTGCGAGCCGTGCAGCGTACGCACGTCCTGGATGACGAGCTGCGCTGGGTAGCGGTGCTCGCCGTAGACGTGGCGCTCGATGTCGAAGCCCACGCAATCCCACCCATCGGCAAGCAGGCCGTCTGACCAGCCGCCGAGGCCGCAGAAGAGGTCGATGGCCAGCGGTTTCACGTGAAACACCTCCCGAATTCATTCAGCCGGCGAATTTACCCGATGCAACATAATCCAGTAATTGAGGTGCCGTTGCACTGATTGTGTCGTGGCCGTCCCAAATAACGGCGACCACCACGGCAGCAGTAAAGGCAGCACGGATTTGAGCACAAGCCCCTTCGTCGACCACTTCAATGCCATCACGGCATCAGGAATCGCAACACGGTGCGCCTCCCTTGCGCCGTCCGTGATTAATTTTCGTATCTCCGCGGCAGTGAAATGACCGTAACTCATCGCCATCCTCGAATTGCGGGATGCGTTGTAGTGCGGCGGATCAAACACTACGAGCCCAAACACCTGACCAAAAGGTAGCATACCACTGTCCGCCACCACATCAGGGCCCACCCCCTCCCTCAGATCAACGTAGACCGCATCTGGATGGCGCCTATCGAGCCAAATTGCCCGGTTACCCGCCGTGAGGTCCAAAATCCGCATAAACACCTCCCGAATTCAGCGGACAATTGACGCCCGCCAACCCCTCGCGGCGACCACAGCCCGCGCCTCAACCTCAGTTTTGCCGGCGAGGTAACGCCGCAGGATCGGCGCGCACTCCCGCACTTCGTCGTCAATTACGAACGCCGCCACAAAAGTCGGCGCGACCACCCGCACCAAAAGCTGCGGAATAGGCGCGCGCCCAACACGCCACGCCTCGAAAGCCGCCGGCCCGCCCCGCGCACCCCAAAACCGCTGAAAATCACCCGCCGTCATACCCCCAATCCTCACCAAAAGCCGCCCACCCCGTCAACCGGAAATAACCGGAATTTGAGAAAACCGCAGAGCCACAGCCGTAACCACCAAACCACGTTTTTATTTTTTGGGGTGGACTGAAGGGGGGGCCGCCGACTCGACCCGATCGGTGGCCATCGGCCTCGCCGCGTTTCGCGCGCGCCGAGGGGGCAGGCGCTGGCCCCGGGCGGTGTATGAAATTCCACAATAGCTTATCAGTCGAGTGGTTTGCTGGGTTACCGGCCCGCCTCGGCGGCTTGCGGGGTGCCTAGTGGTGACTGTGACCGCAAGCGAGGACGGTCCAGGGCGCCCGCCGGTATCCAGATGGCGGCCCGTTCCGCTCCCCGCGGGGCCGCCGAGCACACGGATGAGCGGGGAACCAACCCCGTGGAGCGGTATCGACGTAAGGGCACAAGAACGGAAACCATGGGGTAGCTTGGTTTCTGTTTCCGCGCGTCGTCTCCTTTTGAAGTTCGTACTGGGGGATGGTGGTGGTTGCGAGCATCCTAGCATGGGTTTTGGGCGAGGTGTTGCGAAGTCGCTGTGCGCGTGGGAGTGTACCGGACTTGACGGGTATAGAGGTCGCTGGCGATGAAGTACATCTATGTAATATCGATGGGACCTAGATGTGTTAAGGTGGGCATTGCTGCTGATCCAAAGAAGAGGCTAGCGTCATTGCAGGTCGGCTGTCCTTACCTTCTGAAGGTGTTCCGAGTATTTGAGATTCAATCGGTAAGGTCTGCTTACCATTTTGAGATGTTGGTGCATCGCGAGTTGCGGCCGTGGGCACTGTGGGGCGAGTGGTTTGCGGTCACTCCCGAGCGGGCGGCTGCGACTGTTGCTGCTGTTCTCGGTCTTGAGGTCGGTTCCGAGCTTACGGGCGGAATTCGCTTGATATGCCAGCACTGCAGCCACTTTTCGCACTCGAAGTTAGACCAAGCGACGATTTCGGCGTCTAAATTTCGCTGTACGGGCTGTGATCGTGTGGTGTCAGGGAAGCGCTTTCTCATCCGCGCCGTCGCGTGACCCGTTCCGCATCTTTCCGCTCTTGTGAGGATTTGTCCTGTTGCCTCGCCAGTCTCATTGTGAGACTTTGATGGCGTCAACACGGGAGAACGTCACATGTTTGCACACTACTTCGCAGGCCGCGATCCCCAGGGCCGCAAGTTCATCTACATCACCGAGACGCCTTCGTTGGCTGGCCTTCACATGGAGGGGTTTAAGGTTCTCAAAATTGAGGTCGAAGGTAAGGCGGACGCCCGCAAGCAGGCAGCCGCTTACGGCGCCAAATGCTGGAACTTCTGAATTCATCGAACACGGGAGGGTGAGATGCAGCCGAGGTGCGGAAGCGACGCCATGTGCGAAATGATCCATCAAGAGCGGGCCAGTTTGTATGTTGAATTGCAGTTGTTAATTCAGGCGCTGGATCGCATGCCATTTGGTCAGCGCCCTCATGCGGAACTCACAAGAGCGCGTAAGCTGTGGGAAAGGCTTGAGGCTTGAGCCATGACCGGCCTCGGCAAACAAGCCAAAATCCTGTCCGAGCCGCAGATTTCGGCCGCCCTGTCGGCGGTGGCGTCTCGCCGCTACCCATTGCGTGACGCCGTGATGGTGCTGCTTTCGGTCCGGGCGGGCCTGCGGGCGAAGGAAATCGCTTTGGTCAACTGGGGCATGGTGACGGACGTGCAGGGCGAGGTCGGGACCGCGATCGCGCTGCTGAACGAGGCCTCGAAGGGCCGGCGCGGCGGTCGGGTCATTCCGATGTCGGCCGGGTTGCGCACCGCCCTGCTCGAGCTGCGGGCGACGCGAAACGACCCGGAACCGAGCGACCGGATCATCCATTCCGAGCGCGACGCCGGGATGTCGCCCGGGGCCGTGCAGGTGTGGTTCCATCGGCTGTACGCCGAATTGGGGTTCGTCGGCGCGTCGTCGCATAGCGGTCGGCGGACGTTCGTGACGCGGTGCGCGAAGCGGATCGTGGAGGCGGGGGGATCCCTGCGCGACGTGCAGGAGCTCGCCGGGCACGCGTCGCTGTCGACCACGCAGCGGTACATCCAGGGGGATTCTGACGCAAAACGGAGGGTGGTGGAGCTATGAATTTGGAACAGATGCAAAGTGGTGAACGGGAAAAACGCCGATTTGAACTCATGATGGAAGCGTTTTTCAAAGAATGGGCTCCCCAAGATGGGTTTGATCGTGACCGATTTGACCGCGAATTGTTTTCGCTCGTGCGTCAAATCTATCACGACGCTCAAGTGCCCGTGCTTGAGCAGTTGGGCAAGATTGCATCGCATATGCTGTTTCCACCGCCCTCGGTGAAGCCATGACCGCCTCCTGGCAAATCCCTGCGCACCTGCGCCCGGGCGAGCAGCCGCCGGCCGAGTTGAGCGAGGGGGCGAAGCTGATCAGCGCGCGGCACACGCTTGAGCACATCCGGTGGTGCCTTGGGTCGCCGAAGGACGATTCCGGCAACCGGTGGACGAAGGCGCGGCGTGACGAGTACCTGCAATCTGCAATCGACGGCTGCCTGAGGTTAATCCGATGAACGAGCACACGCCGGGGCCGTGGACAGTCACGGACGCAGTAGCCGACGACGGCGAGTTGCTTTTCCACGAAATTCGAGCGGACAGAAAGACGCTCGCATCTACTTGGGCACGGCCGCACATCGCCAACGCCCGGCTGATCGCCGCCGCGCCGGAGCTGCTGGCGGTTCTGGAACGCATATGCGCTATTGGCGCCCCGCTTGTGCCTCCCACCCGCCTGATTTACGAAGGCCGCGCCGCCATCGCCAAGGCCACGGGAGGCGGAACTTGACGGCCGACGAGTTCCTGGCCGCCCTGGCTAAATTGAGCCTCGCTGTCTGCGATTCCGGCCCCGTGGTTGGACGGAGCAGGGCGAGCGTCTATCGGTACGCCTCGGGCCGGACGCCCATCCCTGAGCCCGTGAGGCGTATTTTGAAATCTGAGGTGGAGGCGTGCATGGTAAGGCAGTACAAGTTGCGTGACGGATCGGTCACATGGCAGGGCTACCGCCACGGCAAGCCGATCGGGCCGCCCGCCGAGGATCGCGAGCAGGCGTTCCGGTTTGCGCTGGATTTGCCGCGCTAGTTGTGGGGAGGATGGTTTGGAAATGGATATCGAAACTAAGTTGGCTATCGCAAAAGGGCTGCAAGGGATCGCTGGATTAATGATCGCGTTGCGTCCGCGCGTATCGGATCATGACTGGCTCAATTTGGATACCTTGGCGGCGGATTTCATCCGCGAGGTGGAGCGCCATACACCACTCGACGTGCCGCGATTTAGGCCGCCGCGATGAACCGCTTTTGCCCGAGGTGTGGCCACTATTTCAACCCCGAGCCCGACCCGTTGCCGGCAAAATGCCCCGCTTGCGGGCTGGAAGGAAACGTCATGACACGACCAGCGCCAATTCCGATCGGAGCGCCCGACGAAAACCACGACGCCTGGCTTGCCGCCGGCCACGCGTTCGGCCGATGGATCGCGCAGCACAGTTCCGGCGGCAGTTATTTGACGCACGAGCAGGCATGGCAGGCGACCAGCGCGGCGCTGCGGGCGTTCGCCGCTCGCCAGGCCGTCCAAAGCCCGGTGGTCGACCGATGACCGACGAAATTGCCCTGCTTTGGGAGTTGTTTGGCGCCCTCTCCGTCGTCGCCATTTCGTGCATGGCGGTCGCCATCGCGTGGTGCTGGGCGATGGACGCTTGGGACGAGCTTCATCGGTAGCCCCTTTCTGACTTATTCGCCTTATCCACAGGCCGGACTCGTGCGCGGGTACGTAAAGAAAGATTCAAATATGGGACTCTTAAGTATTATGGCGGTGGATTACAGGGATTGTGGGGATAACTTTTGAATCCACATGTCGGTACAATAGGTTGCCGGCACCTATTAATGTGAACTGACATCAATGCACTATTTGAGTGGTGGTTGCGGTTCTTGAGCGCCAGATGCCGCACGGAACTGCTCCGAGCGCAACACCGCCGGCGGATTCGGATTGGCCTCGAAATACTTGCACGCAGCAGCGCTGTGCGGCAAGGACGGGCCGGAATTGACCCGCATCATCGCGGCAAATTTGGCGCACGTGCCGGGCTTGAGATTGAGATCGGCCTGCGTGTAGCTGAAGGTCGTCGGCGCGCCCTCGTTGTCGCCCTGCGCAACCTCGAAATGCCCGCACTCCCGGCACGTCTTGCCCGCCGGGCCCGTGCCGCCGAAATGCGCCTGCCCGGGGTGGCTACGCGCCTTGATCGACCGGTCGCGCGTGCTTTCGTCGACCAGCGGCTTCGTGTACCATGGTGTTTTCGGCATATGGCTCTCCCGTCAGCGTAATCCGGCACCCGCTGGGGGCTTCGCCCCATTCCCAGGTTCCGCCGTCACAACCCGCGTCGGCCTCAACGAGGCCGACGCGTTGGCAAAAATCCAGCAATGCCTTGATTCGGTTGTCACCGTCGGAATTGCCGCGCCGTTCGGCATCAAGAACGATAGAAATCCTAAACTTTCCAAGTTTTTGGAGGCGGATTTTGTGATGCTGCATGAAATACGCCCAATCCGCCTGATGCTTCCATGACTCATAGGCGGCTGACGAATAGACCTTCTTTGGCCCGGAGCGCCAAAGTCGGTTGACGCTCGGCGGAAACGGCAATTCGATTTCATACCGCACGCGAAGGTACCCCCTCAAACGCCTTGACCGCCACGACTTTCACCAATCGGTACACCGCCTCTGCGCTGCCATTATGCTCGCAGATGATCCGGTATTCGGTTTCTCGGAGCGCCTCCCGGGCGTGGCACACATGCGCCTTGAGGGCGCGGTAGCTCGGCTTGTGGATCCCCGCATAGGCGCGCGTGAACAGCGCTCTACCGCCGATTCCCTCGCGGCCGGCGGCCTTGATCAGGTCGAAAATGGCCGCCGTCATCGGGTACATTTTCACCCCGCAGCGCAGTTGCGGCATGCGCTGACCGCAATGCGGGCAATTCGGCGTCGGGATCAATTGATCCTCCTCACGCAGCGCTCGTCGTGGTCGCGGGCGTCGTCATCCAGCATCGCGCGGATGAGCGACTCGGCCATCTCGCTTTCGTCGATCGGCCGGCCAGGCGCGAGGTTGACGATCCGCAGCATCTGGCGGAAATGCTGCGCGTGCCAGCCCGTTAACTTGAACGTCACGAATATGTCGGTCATCGCCCAATTCCCAATTCGGTGATTTGCGGCAAAATAGGGCTTGACCGGCATTCATGTCTAGGCCTAATTTGAATTTATCAACGGGAGGTCGACTCATGAATTACACCACTGCGGTTTTCCTCATCAACAAGCATGTCCGCGCCGTGACGGCATGCTACGAGCCCGACAAGCCGGCCGAATTGTTCAAAACGCTTGATCCGGACATCGGCGTCGACGACTACGTGGTGGTCCCGACCGACACCCGGCACAAATTCACCATCTGCCGCGTCAAGACCGTCAACGCCGACGTGGATTTCGACTCCACGATGCCGGTGCGGTGGATCGTCGCCAAGGTCGACGTGAGCGCGCATGCGTCCATTCTCGCGCAAGAGACGGCCGCGATCGACACCGTGAAGCGCGCCGAATTCAAGAAAAAGCGCGACGACCTGAAGGCCGCGATCTTCGCCGCGGACGCCGATGGCTTGGCCGCGCTGGAACTGCACGCCAACGGCGATCCGCCGCCCGTGCCGGGAACCTGAATCGAATCCCGGCCGTTCCCCTAGCCCTGAATCTCAGGAAGCGGCCGGGTTGTTCCAAGAGCGCAAGGCATGCGCCTTGCGATCTTCGAACAAAGCCGACGCCGGGGCGGGTCGAGAGATACCCAGGGCGAAGGCCCGTCCCGGAATAGGCTGATGGCGCACTGTCCGAAATGTGGCCGGCACATCAGGCGACGCGAATGCCGCCCGCTCAAATGCCCACGATGCGGGCCGATGCACGATCCGACGTGGCGAAAAAAGGACCGAAAATGTCAAGCCTGCTATCCGAGCCCGGCTTTTACGAGATCGATGCTGACGACTACCACGGCGACCCGGCCCCCGAGGCTTCGCTGTCGAATTCAGTCGGGCGGATCATCCTAGAGCAATGCCCGCGCGCGGCGTGGTGGGCGCACCCGAGGCTCAACCCGCAATTCACCGAGGACACCGACACCAAATTCGACCGCGGCACGGTCGCGCACGCCATTCTGCTCGGCAAGGGCAAAGCATTCCGCCTGATCGACGCGCCCGATTACAAATCCAAAGCGGCGCAGATGCAGCGCGATGCCTACCGCGAGGCCGGATTCACGCCGGTGCTGGTCGGCCACCACGCTACCGCCGAGGCGATGGCGATCGAGGCGCGGCGCCAGTTGAAGGACATCGACGGCGGCGAATTCGCGTTCAACCCGGAATTCGGTGATATCGAATTGTGCGGGCTGTCGCGCGATCCCGTGGGTTGCTGGGCGCGCACGCTGATCGATTTCTACGGCGCCAGCGTGCCGGACGGCGTGACCTGCTGGGATTACAAGACCACGAGCGGCACCGCAAACCCGCTCATGGTCGGATCGAAAATGGACGACCTGTGGGCGTTCCAGGCGGCGTTTCAGGAGCGCGTCATCACCGTGCTCAAACCCGCGCTCGCCGGCCGCATCCGGTTCCGCTTCCTCGTGCAGGAGAACGAGGAACCGTATCTGTGCTCGGTGGTCGAGCCCACGAGCGCCGCGCGCACCATCGCGCACAAGCAGGTGGCCGCCGCCATGGCGATCTGGCACGCCTGCATGCAGCGGGGCACGTGGCCGGGCTACTCGCGCAACAGCGTCGCGATCGGCGGCGCGGCGTGGAAGGAGGCCGCGTGGCTCTCGCGCGAGTTGGGCGACGAGCTCGTGCAGCTCGCGGCGCACGATCCGTTTTTGACGACGGCGTTTCAAATAGGGGGCGGCACCCGTGGAGGGTTTGGCGGAGGTAACGTTACCGCCGACGCTGGGACGATAGCTGGTCATGCGGCGAATGGCCCAACGGAACCGGGGCAGCCGGTGCATGCGGGTCAGAACCGCACCGCTCCACCAAAGACCCGCAAGCCGCGCGGCCCGTACAAGCCGCGCAAGCCGAAGGCGCCGCCGGAACTGCCGCCAGGCACGACGATGATGGATGCTGGGTGATGGCCGTCCAAAACTACCCGCTATCGTGGCCGCAAGGCTTTGCCCGCTCTAAATACCGGGAAACCGGACGATTCCGCTCGAATTGGAATGCGGCTCGGGAGAACGTCGAAAAGTCTCTGGAACTGTTCGCGCGCGACAGCAACAAGGTGATCACCAATCTCGTTATCTCGTCTAATGTTACGATCGGCGGCGGCGTCAGTCCGAACGATCCGGCGGTGGCTGTGTGGTTCATGTGGGACGGCATGCAAGTGTGCATCCCGATTGATCGCTACAGTTTTGCGGCGTCAAACTTGCAGGCAATCCACCACGTCATCGAGGCGCGGCGGGTCGAACTCCGTCACGGCACGCTCGCGCTGATCCGCGCGACATTTACGGGTTTCCAGGCGCTGCCGGCGCCGGCAGGCAAGCATTGGCGCGATATTCTCGCCATGCCCTCCGATGCGCCGGGGACGCGCGACGAAATCGAAAAAGCCTTCAAGCGATTGTCGATGGTCCGCCATCCCGATCGCGGCGGCTCGCATGAGTCGATGGCCGAACTCAACAACGCGCGCGAGACAGCGCTCAGGGAAACCGCACGATGAGCCCGCCCCGCCGCGTATTTCACGCCGAGCCGGCCGTCCGCAAGGCGGTGCCACTGCTGATCGGGATCATGTCGCCGAGCGGAGGTGGCAAGACATTCTCGGCGCTGCGCCTCGCCGCCGGCATGCAACGCGTCTACGGAGGCCCGATCTTCGGCATCGACACCGAAAACTACCGCATGCTGCACTACGCCGATCAGTTCAAATTCAGCCATGTTCCGTTCGCCGCACCGTTCGGCTCGCTCGACTACCTCGAGGCGCTCAAGTGGGCGAGCGGTCAGGGCTCACGAATCACCATCGTCGATTCAATGAGTCACGAACATATCGGGGAGGGGGGCTACCTCGAAACGGCAGAGGCCGTCGTGAACCGCATGGCCGGCGACGATTGGAAAAAGCGCGATGCCGTCAAGATGCTCGGGTGGGCGACCGCCGGCCCGCTGCGTCAGAAGATGATCGAGGCCATGAAGCAACTCCCGGGCGCGTTCATCTTCTGCTTTCGCGCCAAGGAAAAGACCAAGCCCGTCAAGCGCGCCGACGGCAAGACGGACATCGTCGACATGGGCTTCATGCCGATCGCAGGCGAGGAATGGCTCTACGAAATGACGGTCAACTGCATGCTCGAACCGCGCAGCGACGGCGTGCCGACGTGGCGCTCAGATTACGTCGGCGAGCGGCTGATGATGAAACTCCCGGCGCAGTTCCGCGACGTGTTCGCCGCGCGCGCGCCATTGAGCGAGGACATCGGCGAGCAGTTGGCGCGTTGGGCGCTTGGGAGCGGGGCTGGCAGCAGACCGGCTACCGCGCCCGAGAATCGGGCGGCCGGGGGGGGACTCAACCACCCCCTCGAAACGGCGGCGGCCAATCCTCACACGTCGCCACCGACGCCACCCGACGAGCCGGCCGGGGGAATCGCCGCGGTGCCCGCCCCAAGCAGCACCGCGCCCCCGGCCGGGGCTTCCGACGACGATGAAACCGCTAGGCGCGTTGACATTGAGCGCGCGCTGCGCAACGCCACAGAGGACGGCTACAAGGCGCTGGCCATCGCGTGGAACGCGCTCCCGGGCACGGATCACGCCATCTTCAAGGCGTTGCGGGACCGGCAGCTCATTCCGCGCGCGCGCGAGGTCGACGTCGCCCGCGCGCCACTCAGAACGGATTTGTTGACATGACACGTTTGATGCGCAACCAGCGCGACGGAAAAGGCAAATACAGCGTCTTCAACAACCGCAAGAAAGCGTGGGTCGATGACGATGGTCCCGGAGATCCGCATGAACACTTCGTGGTGATGCTCGCCGACAAAGCAGCGCGGGCCGCACTGCTTAGTTACGCTGCCGAGTATAAGGACGACAACCCGGAATACTCCAAAGACGTTATGGAGTTGGCGAACCGATCCGGTCCGATGCACCCTAATTGCAAGGCGGCTGACTGATGACCACCAATGGCGCCGGCCGCACCTGCGGGAACTGCCATTATTTCGAGCCCATCAAGGGCCAGCCGCGTAGGGTGGGCAACTGCCTCGCCGACCCGCCACTTGCGTTCGCCGCGATGGCGCCGAACCCGGCGTCCGTGATCGCGCCGCACATGCCGCAAGCGATGCCGGTCATTCAATCGATGGAGCGGCCGGTAGAGCCGACTCGACGCGCGTGCCGGCATTGGGAGGCGGTCAATGGATGACGGAGTGAACCATCCCGCGCACTACGGCGGTCCCGATAATCCTTACGAAGCAATCCGAGTCATAGAGGCGTGGAACCTGGGATTTTGCTTGGGTAATGCCCTCAAGTATATTGCCCGCGCCGAGAAAAAAGGCGCCGCAGTAACGGACCTGAAGAAAGCCCGCTGGTACATTGATAGACAAATTAAAAACATGGAGAATCCGAGTGGATGACGCCCAAGTCCAAGCCCTCATGCAGACTTGGCACGAGGCGCTTGTCAAGCAGATGGCGGACATGAAGCTGCGGCAGTGGTGCGTGGAGCGCGCAATTGAGTCGCTGGGCGATCACGCCACCGCGTGGATGACGGGCGGCGAGAATCCAGGTCCAATCACGGTGAATTTCGCTGTGGTGTCGCTTTCTAACGAAATCCTGAAATTCATCACCGTGCCGTTCGCCGAGATATTCACCCCGCCGGAAGCGCCGCCATCCTGAACGTGTTGACGTGAACCCCGGCCATTCCCAGCAGCACGGTCGCGACGACACGCCCACCAAATCACGCCGATGATGATGCAGAAGAAGATCAGGCCGATCAGCGTTCCGATCATGACTTTTGTCCTTTCGAGGCGCTTTCAGCCTTGGCCTGAGCGCGCCCGCTCGCCACGCCGAGGGCCGTCGCTTCGCCCCTCACGGCATCGACG